ACTTACAGAAGATGTTTTGACCTTAAAATGCACCCAGATTATTGGCAGTTCTTAACTCCGGAATTTGAAGAAATAAAAGACTGTTATGAGGAGATTGATCGAGGTTTTCTGAGTGCGATCACTCATTATAAAGATTTGTATAATTTAAAAATTCCATTTAAACAAGGAGTAAACTTTATGAAATATGGTGAAGGTCATCATTTCGTAACTCACGTAGATAATGGGTCTAGTTATTCTTCAGTGGTATCGGCACTTGCATATTTAAACGATGATTACGAGGGTGGAGAATTGGGCTTCCCATTATTGGATTTTGAATTTAAACCAGAAGCTGGAGATATAATATTGTTTCCATCATCATTTATGCACGCTCATAAAGTTAATGTGGTTAAATCAGGTTTAAGGTATTCAGCCGGAACTTGGTGGGATTATAGCAGCAAATTCCATCCAAAAATCAAACCCTCGCGTAAGGGAATTCCAAAAATATACAACAACGACAATGATTGGGTCGAGGGTGAAGGTTTTATATCTAACTAGTTACAATAATTCTGTAATAGTATAAAAAGATGGTGTGGTAAATCTTTCTCCACTAATAACCTTTTTGACGCCATGAAGATAATTAATATCCCCAGGGTGGGCAACCGCTAAACCAGGCTTTGGCTTAACCACGATATCGTGCTGTGGGTAATACAGTTCTCCACCTTCAAAATCATCATTATAATAAATTAATGAATTTAGATCATAGGTAGGGAAAGGGTTTGGAGATCCATCATTCAACTGCTTATCGGCATGTGGTTGTTGTTCTAATCCTGGAAACCACCTAATAATCACTGGTGGTCTGACAGTTACCTTAACCTTAAATTTATCCTCTAAAGCATACTTCATTTTTAAAATATATTTGTCTACCAGATTATATACATCTAGGTTAATTCTAGAAAGGATATCAAAGCTACACTGTCGATTAGACCAGTAAGATGCGTCATAGGTGCATGTGCCATCTTCGGAATAAGTATTCTCTCCGGCATCCATCCACTCATTGATAGTAGGTAAAAAATCCTGTATAATTTTTAAATCTTGTAATTCAACAAAATTTTCCAATATAATAATATTGTCAGAAGAATCCCCAAAATGTCCAGGTTCGATTAACGATTTAGTCTCAGAATCAAAGTCCATAAAACACTCCTTAGTAGATATGCGTGTGGTATAGTATAGCACTAAACAAAATAGATAATTAGGAGAAAGTAAAATGGAATTTTTTCACGTAGGTTCTTGTGACAATGTAGAAGATAATAGAAAATTTGGCATATTTTTATACAGAAACGCAATACCAAGAGAACTTAATATTCCAGAAAGACTAGAATCAGCTATAGGCAATAGCTCTCATGAATTATTTAAATGGTCAGAAGCTATGGTTGGCTATAATGAAAGAATGCCAGAGTACAGAGATTGTGTGGACTTGAAAATGAGCCCTGCACACTGGCAGTTCCTTACTCCAGAGTTTGAAGAAGTTAAGAAGTGCTATGATGATGTAGATACCAACCTTAAGAAGTGTCTTGCTCACTACGAATCTTTATATAATTTTAAGATGGATTATATGGAGGCCATTAACTTTGTTAGATACAACCCAGGTCAGCATTTTGCTGTCCATGCAGACCATGGCTTCTCCTACACGTGCACAGTATCTTCTGTGATCTATTTGAATGACGACTACGAAGGCGGAGAACTATGGTTCCCATATCTTGATATTAAATTCAAACCTCAAGCTGGAGATATCATACTATTCCCATCCACTTTTATATATGCGCACTCATCCCTAAAGGTTACTAGTGGCACTAAATATTCTGCAGTTACTATGTTTGATTATAATGATAATAATCATAAGTATGGGACAGGCTATGGAGCAGATGGCTCTAAAGTGGATCCGACAAAAGGTATAACAAAAGGATCTAATCAGCCTCTCGCATATCCTCAACCAGAATAAGGAGAAATTATGTTTGAAAAAAATGAATTACCAAGTTTAGAACGCTTTGAGTCATCAGTGTATGATATTCCACTATCGTCATTGGATGGTGAGGAAAACATCCTTGCCAAGAATAAAGGTAAGGTAACAATGATAGTCAACGTAACTGGAGAGTGTGCAAATTCTGCTCAATATCCAATTATTGAGAATCTATATAAAGAATATAAAGATTTAGGTTTTGAAGTATTAGCTGTCCCAAGTACAGATTTCTGCGAAGATGCCTACGGTGCGTTTAAGGAATCTAATGCAAGCCCAGTTCACATGAGGGACCATATGAAAGAATTGTATAAGACAGATCTTCCATTCAGTGAGTTGGTAGGTATTGCTCCAGAGCCAAAGGCCGACGTAGAACAGCATCCTTTTTACAAGCTAATTCAAGATGGTAAAGACCCAATTCAAGGTAATTTTGAAAAAATAATCATAGGTAGAGATGGAAAAAAAATGCTCCGTTTTTGTAATTCTGATTTGTTAGACTTAGCGTTTAATGCAGGAGAAAGAAAAACTAACGCAGAACAAGCTCTTATAAATATCAAAGCTGCAATAGAAGTATTGTTGGATGATACAATCTAATTTATGACACAAGTTACTTTAACTAAGACTCATCAAAACCCACCACAGATAGTCCAGTCTAGGGTTAAAAGAGATTGGATGGATAACACATATAAAAAACATGCGTATCAGTGTCTTCCTATGACTACAGCCAACGTACATGGGTGGGAATTGATACTTCCGCAAGATGTAGTAGTTCAATGGGATGGCGGGAATAGCAATGTAAAGATTCTTAGCGGTGAAGAATATATGGGTAGAGCACTTGCCTATGGCGGAATTATTGGTATGGTTTCTTTTTCAGTTGGATGGGCATTTGGAACCGAAGAAGGTTACGAAACTTGGATTGGTGGTTCTCCAAACTATATGGTTGACGGAGCATCTCCCCTTAGTGCAATCATACCAAGTAGTTGGTGGCCAGATGAATTTCAAATGAATTGGGCTATTAATAAAATAGGTGAGCCAGTGACATTTGAAGCAGGAACACCGTTTATGTTTTTTAATATTTTTAAAAGTGATCTTCTTGAATCAGTTGAGTTTAAAGTAGATAATCTTTGGGACAAGCCAGAATTAATGAACGCGCGCGCAGCTTATGGAGCTGCTAAAATGAAGAAAAACCAAGATGAACCTTGGACTTGGATGAAAGGCATCAGAACTGGTTTAGACGAAAAAGGCAACAGAATTGGTCCAGCAAATTCTGGACTTTTAAAGTTAAACAATCCCAATAACTAGTTACTATATCATCATACATTTTTACCAAAGAAGTGAGGCACAATGTCATTTTCGTTAGTTACGCAAGCAGAAAAATTAAGAAGCTTAAATTCTGCTAAAGCAGATTTTCAAGCAGAGATTTATAAGAATATTGCAAAATTAGGATTTGATCCAGATACTTACGATATGTCTACTTGGAATTTTGATCCAGTAGCATCCTCAATTGATGATGATCCCGGTTATGGAATGAAGTCCAGTATCACATCCGGATTAGCACGTATCGCTAGCATAGATGCAAAAATAGCAGAACTATCCTAAAGGAGTAAGAAATGGCTGTGAATGATTTGCAAAAACAAGAAATGAAAAACAAAGCTGCAGTATATCTAGAAAAATCGATATACACATTATCGTATCTGTTATCGGTAGATCCAGAAAGCGCTCTTGAAGTTTCAAACGTTGGTGAACTTATTGCACTTTCATCAATTACTGGAACGCTATCAACTTCAACAACTGCTAGTTTTAATTCATTATTTAATCAAATAGCTTCTCTAAAACTATTGGAACAATAACTTATGGCGGACAATATTATTGACAATTCTGAGTCCGATACCAATGATGATTTAGTTCCAACGTTTTCTAAGGCAGCTGGCATCTTTACATTTCCAGACGGAGTTGAATTTCAATGCCAGATTCTTAAAGCAAGTAAGATAAAAACAGACAGATTTTTTACAGGGTTTTCAATTAACAACGATGACGAAGAAGAGTAAATATGACCTATAATGCAGAACAAGATCTTGAATACATAGAGTCAGTCTTGGCTTTACAATTATACATAATTGGTCTTACAGCAGAAGATATGGATATTCTATCTATTGATGAAATCATTTCTCAAGCAAGAACATTTAATTTGATTAACCAAGAAATTACCCCTATTGGAACTCCAAACTCGCAACAAGAACAAACGTATAGAGACGAACCAGTAGTTGCAATTTTAAGAAGTCAAAGAACTTTAATTGTATCTACCATTAGAAGATTTTGGTGGATGCGCCAAATAGCATTAGGAGCCGCATAATATGAGCATAGAAAAATCCTTCTTCTCTAGAATTAACAACCTAGTAAAACCTTATAGATCAAATGAAGAAATAAATCAGCTTGAATATGATAACTTTGCTAAGATTAAAGAATATTTAGATACTCTTCCTTTGGATAAGAGAAAAATAGCAGTAGGTGGAGATATCTTTATGTGGTATTTTGACACTTTTTCTAGAGAAGATTCGGTACATAAAAGTACAGATGGCTATAGATATGGAGATAATCCACAAGAAATTACTTTCATGATTAAGAATCCGGCCAAGTCCTTATTGTCACACTCAGTATGGAGCATGAGTTTCATGAAAACTGTAGCAAGCAGATCAGAGCTTACACTAATAAATAATTATCAATTAAACCTTCTTGAACGCTGTATTTTAACAGAGGCAGAAATAGCCGAATTGGACTATGACGTAATTTCAAGACAAGACGCTGAAGCATCAGCTGCCGGTCCTTTTGATTTCATATCATTTGGCTCATATGATATAATACATGATCCATCATTAGTTCTTTCTTACTTCAATATGTTAGCTGATAATGGCGTTATGTTAATAACTTGGGCTAACGATGGTGGAAATCTATATGAAGCTGACGCAGAGTATTCTCCTTATTCTGAAATAAACCAACATTTAAAGAGTTTAGAAAACGTATGCGTGTCTCACGATTACACTCTACTAGGAACAACAACTGTCGTAAAACTGTAGTATAATACTATCATGATAGTAATTGATAATTTTATAAAAGATTCTGAGCTATTAA